GCAGGTGTAAAACTAGTATTTCCTATTGGGTCAAATACTTTTGACGTTGTATTAATAAATTTACCAAATCGTGTGTCGGGATCAAAATTATCTCTGATTCTAAATGGTCTAAACATTTCAGGATTATCTTTAGGATTAAGTAAATTAAGTATACTCATTATCTACGTCCATCTGGTTGTACATCAAGTCTAAAAGTTCCTAATTTCCAATCTTGACTTGTCGATGTATTTTCTACTTTCAATGCAACAGCTCTTGCTCTTGCTCTTGTATCTACTTTTTGTGTGCTTGATGTAATATCAAAAGGTCCAAGCGATGAAGTTGCAGCAGTGTCGTTTGGAAAATTTCTTAAATTTAATGTAACTCTAGTGCTACCTGTTTGTGATATAAAGTCTGGAACAAATCTTCTTATTTTCATAATAAATTCTCCATCTCCTCTAAATGATGCAACACCTGTTTGTTGACCTGTGGCTGCTCTTGTTTGTGTAATATCAAAATCTCCAGATGTAATATTTGCAGCTATAGCAGTTATAGTTCCATTTCTATTTTGATCTACACCTGTTTCATGTTCATAGTAAGAAGTTCTACCTTCTGTATTTCCTATAACATCATGAGATGTGTCAGTATCAATATCATATTGTAAAGCGTGTGGCTTACCAAATACTGCTGAGTCTCTCCACATTGTTCTAGGTAATGTACCAACAGTCCACACAGGCCTTTGTGGTGAGGAATCAAAATAATTATAAGCAACCATTTTGTTTACAACTTGTGAATTTGCCCCTGGATAAAACCACATAATTTCACCAAATAAATTATTTAATCCTGCAGATATCATTTGATTACCAGAATTTAAATTTATATCATCGTATACATGATCTTCTACTAAACATGGTAATGATTCTAATCTACCAGCATATCTAAAAAAACCATTCTCTGACATCCAGTATGCAGCACCATCTACTTCAACACATGCATTCTGTCCTGCAAGTCCGCAGTTAGTTCCTACTTGTGAGAAAGCAAAAGTAAATGGAGATCCTACAAAACGCATTGTAAACAACGCTGTATCAGTCCAAACATAAATTGCATCTCTACCTCTAATCGCTCCTCTGATCTGTGATCCGTCGGCCAGTCTTTGTGTGCCAGCTGTATTGATTGCAGATGGAGCATAAGTATTTATATCTTCTTGATCTGAGAATCTAATAAACATATCATCTTGAGTTGTTGCATCACCAATTGTTGTTTCAGTACCAAAGAATACTAAGTGACGATCCGGAGTAGATACAACCATATGTCTTGATGCCGTTGGTGCGCCAGATATAATTGTTGCTCTTGTATCTGTTGCTGCT